AAGCTATAGTTTTTCTATAATCTAATATAAACCATCTTTTATTTACATCTTTCTTATAATTCATATACCCTTTGATAAATTCCTTGGGATAATTTTTAATTTCATTAACTAAACCACCGTATTTAAATTGATCAAAATACATCATATCGAAAACTGCAATTGAAGCATTGTTTTGAAATCCAATAATCTTACAATAATCTAAATCCAAAGGTTGAATCATAAAATTATCATCTAAAGATAATCCTTCAATTCTATCAATTGATTCTACAGACATAGTACTAAAATCTATGTTTTTATTGCTTGCGTTAGAATTTCTTAAAATTCCAATATATGTACCATAAATATATAAATTTCTTAATATATCTCTAGTCGATCTGTCATGATTTAATAATTTTAATAATAAATTAAATTTTTTCTTTTTCTTTTTTAATTTTGGTGTATTGTTTCTCATAGTTGTAATATATGCTAGAGTTGGTATAGACACAGAATAATCTATTACCTGTGAATAGATCCCACAAGAATTATATGCTTGTTCTGATATAGTCCTTAATATCTCATTATATATCATAGGATATTTTATATATTGTTTTAAATCACTCATAGATATATAATCTGTATCTAATCTTCCTAATGAAAAAGAATTATAAGACAATGAATTCAATTCTATTTCATTAGAATTAGAGAGTGGGGGAGATGTGTTAGTAAATTGAGTGTTTTGATTATTTTTAGTATTTGTTTCTATTTGTTGTTGTTGAGATTGAGTTTGTGATTGAGGATCTTCTTTTTGTTTTTTTGGCAATTAATAAAATCCTCCTTTCTATGTTTGATTTTTATTTAGATTTAATATTTAATTTATTTATTGTTTCAAATAAATAATATTGACAATTATTCTTGACATTTATATTAATAATGTGTTATTATGAAAATGAAAATACGAAATCATAATCATCATTATTTTCTTCACCTTCTAAAAATTGGGATATATAAAACAATGCGTAGATCAATGAAGACCAGCGATCCTTATCGACTCTTCTTACAACTTGTTCTACAGTTATAGAATTATGTGTTTTTTTTAATTTTAAATTTGCAACCTCATCTATTAGTATTTGTGTCTGTAAACAAACTACTTCAATTAATTCTTCATTTATACCTTTTGGTATACTATTTTTTATTTCATCAAAAGATTTAACTAATTTTAATTTATTAGATTCAACATAATTAATAAACTCTCTAATAATATCTCCGTTTATTCCTTGTGCTTTTAAAACATAAACAAATGGAGGAGCATCTTGAACTTTTGCTTTATCTTCAGTGTTAATAGTAGCAAAACATCCTAATTCTTCATTTGTTTCATAATCAGTAACATCTTCTAATAATTTTTCTACAAGTCCTTGACCAATTGTATTTCCATCCACAACAATAGCTTTCACTCTTGATTTTAATATATCTAAATCACCACCATATTGATAAAAAACTCTTTTTACAATCACAGATTGTTCTTCATAATTTAATCCATTTGGTGGAGTAATTATATTTACAACATGAATTTGTCTAATTAAACCAGTTTGATTCCTTATAATTTTTAATACAGTTATTGCTGTTTTATTATTATTTTCTGATTGACTTCTAGCAACATCGACACCAATTACATATTCATTTAATTCATTATTTCCTCGTTTATCTTTAGGACATTCTAATTCAGGCATATTAATTGTTCTTGCTTTAATTAATTTACTAATATTAATTAATCCACCTGAACTTGCACCAACCCAATCGCATAAATAGTTTTGTTTAAAACGAATTATATTACTTTTCCTTGCTTTATCAATAGTAGATTTTTTTTGCCTACCAAAATGAACTGGAATAAACCAATCAGAACCAAATACGAAAGTACCTTTTAAATCAATCATATTTTTAGCGACTATTAATATTTTTTCATATTCATCACTATTTTTATATCCAGAAGTGCTATATCTATTAATCTGTCCATTTAATTCTTCAGGATCATTTTCACTAGTCATAGTAGTTCTACCTATATTAAAAATAGGTTCAATACAATCATCATATGTATCTTTATCTATTAAAGCACTTTCTTCAAGTCCACCTCTATGTCTTCTCAAACCTTTGCTTTGTTGAGAATTAGCAAGATTATCAACTATACTATTATTAACAAATTCTACCTTTCCTGTGTCTTTTGAAAAATTTGCTGATTTTATATTAGCAGCAAAAGAAGGATAAAACCTTAAAATTTCATCATGTTTATCCTTCCAAATCTTTACAGATTGCTCTTTTGTTGATGCTGTTATAGACAAAGAAACTCCAGGAAAACAACAAGCTGCATGATATTGATTCATTACATGCACAAGAGTTTTACTTATTCCTCTTGGAGCACAGAAATAATTTTCAGGAAATCTTGATAAAAGTCTAATCATTACTCTTTGATGTAAATCAAAAATTAATCCTCCATTTTCAGGTTTATACATATCCCAAAATATATCTGGCATCCATCTTAAAAAAGAACATAATTCAGTAAATTCTTTAATATGTCTTGTTATAATATTTGAATTATAATCAGAATGTTTAAATGGTGTTTCAAATGCTGGTTCATTAATATCATATCTATTTTTAGTAAATTTATTATTTTTACTTTCAAAATTAGAATAGGAAGACATTTTTAATTATCACCTTCATCATAAATAGGTTCTTTATAAACTTCTCCTAAATCTCTAAAAATATTATTTCTTTTATTTTTTTCTTTTATAATCATTTCTTCTGTATAACCTTTTTGCTTATAATAATCTATAAGCATTTCATCATAAAAAAACCATATATCTTTGTATTGAATACGTGATTTATCTTCTAATCTCCTTAAATAATTAACTATACACCATATAATTAAATCTGCATCATCATAAGGTTGTTCTTTTAAATAAGGTAATATTGAAATGATACCTACTTCAGATTCAACTGCTTCAAATATTTGTGGCACTAATTCTACACCACCACTAATATCAGATTTAGATAATTGAGATACATTAATTTTTGCTGCCGTTGCTGCATCTTTTGCCATTGAACCCCATTCTTTAGCTTCTTTTACATCACCTTTAGCAGTTGCCAATTCTTCTTTTACTCTAAATCTAATATATGTTATCAATCCTTCAATGTGGAAAGATGTTTTTTCTCCATAATTATCAATTAATTTATTCCATTTTTTTTCAAAATAATAATATTCTTCTTTTGTATATCCAAATCCCCATTTATCAATTATTTTTTCTGTAATTATAAAATCAAATGATGTTTCTGATTTATTACTATTTTTATCACAAGTATCATAATTCAATTCATTCTCAACTTCTGGTAAAAATTTAGAATCAGACCATCCTAATTTACGATATTGAGGAAGTTGTAAATTTTTCATATAACAAGAAAAAGTATCTATTTTATCTTCTAAAGAAGACCGCCAAATAGAATATAAAAAGGGACGATCAATAAGTCTCAATGTTTCTTTAACTTTATCTAAAGTAACATTCCCTTTTTCATCTGCAATCATATTTTTTAAACAAGGTTTACAGTATGGTATCTTTGAAGTTTGATGAATCGGATTGTAGCTGGCATAATATAAATTAGGCTTTTTAGACTCTCCACATGCTGCACAAGTTATTTGAGATACTTGTTTTTTTGGCTTTAAAGATGAATTATTTTTTTTTATTGGAGGCATTAAATCATACTCCTTTAAACAACATTTTTCCATGTTTTAAAATTTTTTATATCTCTAATTGTTGCTTCAGTAATATTAAAAAGTTTAGATAATTCTTTAATAGATACGTTATTTATTAACATTTCTCTTATTTGTTTTACATTTTCTTTATTTAATTTTTGTCCTCCAAGTTTGCGTTCAAAATTAATATTTAAATCAGGTAGAATATAATTAAACTTTCTTTTATAAGCAATATCATATACATATGTAATTTTGATATTATATTTTTCTGAAATTTCTTTTGGATGCAAACCATTAGATAAATCAATTTTTAAATTACAAACTTGTTCCTCTGATAATATACAATTATTATTATTTTGCACTCTCATATCATTTCTAATTCTTCCTGTATTTGCTTTAGAAATTTTATTTTTAGTTTCTAAAGAAACCTTGTGAGTCGTACCAAGAGGACTTTCTGCTTTTGGTCTCATATTATAACCATAAATATCATTATAAGATTTATAATAATCAATCCAAAATTGTTCACGTTCAATTAAATTTTCTTTGTTGTCAACGTATTCGATAACTTCAAATTCAAAACTACCTTCGCCATATTTACTCCACGATCTTTGTAGATGAATAGAATGATGATTGCTTTTTCTTAATCTATTTATATGATTATTTTTTCTTGTTTTTAAATTAATTGCACTACCTATATATACTTTTCCATTAATTTTATTAATAATTCTATAAACACCTAATAATAGATTATCATTTTCATCTATTATTTTATATTCAGATTTATATGTATAATTATATTTTTGTTGTGAATCTTTAGAAAATATATTATTACTATTATCATCTTTTATCTTGCGAATTTTAGCATGTGCTTCTGCTTTATATTATTTCTCCTTGAATTGTGTTGATGAAATGTTTTAGAGAATACTTCTCCACAATAATCACATTTAACTTTTACCATTGCTAAACATCCATTACTTAAATCTTCAACTTTTGCAATAAATTTATCTCCATAATTAGTAAATGGATATCCTTTATTAACATAATGTTTTTTAGTTTTTATATACCAAGTTAATTCAACTTCTTTTGTTTCCAATGACATCTCTAATCAACCTCCACACATTTATTTTGTTCTCCACACATATAAAAATAAAAAAGAAGTTAGGATGTGTGGAGAGGGAATAGCTAATTCCCAATTACCTAACTTCATAAAACAATCAATATTATAATTATAATCTACACTTATATACCAACAAACCTACATCTCCACAAACTCAATACAATAATTATCTTCTTCCAATCCACCATCTCTTTTTGCCATATCAAATAAAATTGTCTTACCATTAATCACATTATCATATATTTCTCTATCAATTTCAGTATCTACCACAGCAAAATGACATTTATAACCTCTTGCATTATTACTAGCATAAATAAATCTAATTGAACTATCATTATTAAATCTAATCTCAAAATAATCTTTAGATAAATTTATCCTACTAGTATGATTCTTAATTAAATTAATAAAAATATCTTCATTGACCATATTTCTAAATTGTTCAGTTTTTCCTTT